TTGTACCGCTGACGTTCCACTACTCCACAAACGAGGCTTTGATTATCGAACAGCACAAACAAGAGCTCGAAAGTGTTGGTGTCTTTTTAGAGTCATTCGGGTCAAACAGCTACATCGTCCGCTGCCACCCGGCCTGGTTTCCAAAGGGAGAAGAAGCCGAGCTGATAGAAGAAATCATTCAGCAGGTGCTCGACTCCAAAAATATTGATATTAAAAAACTCCGTGAGGAAGCCGCGATTATGATGAGCTGCAAAGCTCCATCAAAGCAAATCGCCACCTCAGAAATGACGAAATCAAAGCGCTTCTGGACGACCTCCGAAGCACATCAGACCCATTTACATGCCCGCACGGCCGCCCGATCATCATACACCATTCCACTTATGAGATGGAAAAGATGTTCAAACGCGTGATGTAGCGGGGGGGGGGGGTGGTGAAGGGGAATATACCTTTGCCCATATTTTGCCCGTGCATTTCAAGCATTGAGATATTCTTCGGAATTGCTCAATGCTTTTTTTATTGTGTTTTTTCAGTGATATGAATTTAAACATTTGAAGTCATCTTGACTGTAGAAAATAAAGACTTACGTCAGCATAGGGAAGTCATTACATAGATTATGACGGAAGAGGAGCGTTTGGAGTATATAAAAACATCCAATCATCCCAACAGAAGAACCACAGACTAAGCTGCAAGTTTTCCCAATGAACGATTGGACGTGATAACAGTCATCTAGTAGACGTCACCCGTATGGAAAAATAGAAACTCAACACTTTTATTATACCTTTCGAGTGCGTTTATAGTGAACTGTCCAAAACATATAGAAAATCTGGAACAGGTACTTAATCAAATTGAAAATGACAAAAATTACGTCATTGCGATTGACGGAAACAATAAATCATTCAAGTTAACGGAAATGCCGGAGCACGGGAAAACAATCGTGCAAACGTCAAAAGGCAATCTTTCAAGAATTGATTTTGAAATCGGCTATAAAATGTGACGCAGAGGGGCCGGACCTCTCTGCGATAAAATAGTTTTTATGCTGATGGGGTTAGGATTCTGGTTTTATTTCCAGTACGAATATAGGCCGGATATGAAGGCGAATATCACGTTAATAGGCGCAATCATTGCATTCACGGCCGCGGCGTTTTTTTCAAGATATTGATAAGTATAGTGAGAAAAAGAGATAGGCGATCATGATTAAAGCTGATATAAATTCTTCATTCTTCACTTGATTTAAATCCTAATATAGCCGATATGATAAAATAGGATTTATTGTAAATAATCGGTTTCGGGAGGAAAATGGTTTGAAGGATGTTTTGTCTGTATTCGGTGAAAATTCATCAGTAATGCTTCTTTCTGTTATGACTGTATTTATCACAATTACTGCAGTTTTACTTTCATATGTGACATCAATAAAGAACAAACGTGAAGAAAGATATATACAGCAATTGATGTATTTGAAGGAAATTGATAAAGCTAAGAACGACAAAAAAGATTTACTAAGCAATTCAACAGTCGTTAAAGATTCTAAACTAGGCTATACAGAGCCGGAAAAACAAAAAAATGTAGTGAAAGAAGAACATGAAGTAAAATCTGATGAAAAGGCATTGGATATATATGAACAACAAGCAACTACTCACTCGAATTTGCAGTTCTATGCTGGTCTAACAATGTCAATAGTGGGTTTTATCCTTTTAATAGGTATTATCATTTTTTCTATTGGCTCTGATAACACTATCAATAGTGCAATTAGCGTCTTAGGAAGTTTAATTTTTGAGGGGATTTCACTTATGTTCTTGAAGGAGTCACAAAAGTTACGCATACGGGTTAAAGAATACCACGATAATCTAATGGAAAACTCTAATCGTAATAAATCCATAGCCTTAACTGATAAAATTCAAGATGAAAAATTGCGTTCATTAGTACAGGCTCAACTAGCCTTTTATTTGATGGGAATTGATCCTGGGAAATTAAATATTTCAAATATATCAGAGAAAAATCATTCGCCATCAAAAAAAGTTCCAAATTAAATAAGTCCAAGATGGAGACGCCTGCGGACACTAATCACTGTACAGATAAATCTGTGCTTTGGTTGGTGTCCGTTTTTTATTTGAACGGAGGGAAGGCATGAAGAAGAGAAAGAAAAAGCCCAATAAAAACGCGCAGGAGCGCTCAGAATGGTTTTGGCGGCAAATGATGGGTCAAGATAGGCAAACATTGAAAAGAGGCAAAGGCGGGGCTTTAAGACGTAAATAAACGGGAGGGTAAAAATATGAATCAATTAACATTAAACATTCCTCAGATTGACGAAGAAGCGACTAAATCAAAAGCAGAGAAGCTGCTGGATCAATACCGGTTATATCTCTTACAGGTGCCAGATAATTTTTTACCAAAGGTTACACCTACTTACAGCATTGTTCCGCCAAGTATCACGAATGAGTTTCATTCTTCAACAGAAAGGATTCAAAGAGCTGTTAACCGGCTTTCTCAAAGAGAACGGCAGATCATTGTCATGCTCTATATGCAGCCGGAAGAAATGTATGATTATGAGGTATATGCAGAAATGGGCTTGAGTCAGCGCAGCTATTATCGTATAAAAGCAAAAGCTTTCTATCGGCTGGCGTTTGCTCTGAGAGAAGAAGTCTACAAGAAAGGGGCGGCTTCTTAATGAATTTTGTTCAGTCTATACGTGATCCGGAATGTATCTTCTACATCAAGAGGTTTTTAAAAGAGCAAAACATAAGGAATTATATGCTATTCGTGACCGGTATCAATTCAGGGCTCCGCATATCAGATATTCTGCAGCTGAGAGTGAGAGACGCTAAACGGCCATACTTCAATCTCATAGAGAAGAAAACGAAAAAGAAAAAGAGAATCGATATGACGCCAGCTCTTCAAAGAGAATTTAAGGCCTATGTCGAAGGGAAAGAGGACCATGAGTTTCTCTTTAAAAGCCGTGAAGGGATTAACAAGCCAATATCGCGGTCGATGGCATACAAGATTCTCAGGGCGGCTGCTGAGTATGTTGGTTTAGATGACATCGGCACTCATACATTGAGGAAAACATTTGGCTATCACTTTTACAAACAAACGAAGGACGTTGCCATGCTGCAGGAGATATTTAATCACTCCGACCAAAGGACAACCCTGCGGTATATCGGAATCAATCAAGACGCCATGAACAACGCTATGAAGAAATTTAAAATATAACCAGGCTCATCCAAAACAATAAGGGTGGGCCTTTTTCTTTGCATTTTTCGTCAATTCCTCAAAAATAACAGGTGTGTAATTCATTTTAGGGATATTGGTTAAAAACAGAGAGGACAAGGGGTTGGCACAGTTCGGCGAGTTGCACAGTATAAAACATATGGGTAATTGGTATAGATTATGAATTGGAAATATATTAAAATTAAAAGGGGGTGTAGTATGGAAAATATACATGAAAAAATGGATGAAGCATTGCTTGAAATTCTAAAAGATTTGGTATCTAGATCAACTATAAAAAAATTTAATAGAGATTCTAGAAAGATTTATAAACTGCTATTGTGTGGGGTATTTGGTGAGATTATTCATAATGGGGCATTCTATAGAACAGATTGTTATAAGTTAGCTTATGATATGAATGAAAAGTACGACTACTGCAACCGAGTTGCAACAGTAGAGATGTATGAAGAGTTGTTAGAAAAAATAGATAGCTCTTTTTACTTTTTTGATTTGAGAGATAGTAATTATGTAAATGAAGTTACTGGATTTTTAAGAAGGTTTATAAATGAATCTATCGCTAAGAAAAAAAGACTTTATTTATATTCAGAAGTTGAAAATTTATATGACTTTAAACTTCTTTATTCAGGGCAATATAAATTAAAGAGTCATCATTGGATTGACATAAATATATATCATTTTGCTACCCCTACACTTCCTGAATACTATAATTATATCGATTTGATAAATTCATGGAATGACTTTGTCAATAAAAGTTCTAAGTTTAGGGAAATTCATTTTTCAATGGAAAAAGAAGAAAAAAGGGGAGAAATAAAAGAACTTGAATACAGCATAAATTCAAATTCAAGATTTTTAATTATTTTAGCTATAACTTTTGTGGAATCCTACCTTTATTATTATTTTTATAATATAAAGGCAGATGAATCTAAGAATGGAAATGAGAAGGTTGCTGGCTTTTTAAAAAAAAGTAAGGTAGACGATACTGATATAATCAAAAAATTAATATTCAAGTTGCATAATGAAATAGCTCAGGATGAAGAAGTCAAAACACTTTTCAATAGATACACAAAACACAATAATTTAAGGAATAGATTCGTTCATGCATCTGCGTTTATAGATGAATCAAATCAAATGTCCCAGTTGCAACCGTTACTGAATTTAACACAAGACAAAGTATGTAGTATTTGTCAGGATTGTGTTGATTTTGTTGTGGCAATAGATGAAAAATTACCTGAAGATGAACGTCTTTTGTTTTGGTGGGATCAATATCAAACACCTAACTTTAAAAAAATGCAGCATATAAGTACACTCAACAAGAACAAAATGTAAATGGCATAAATGTGGCAGGATAACGGCACAACATTTTGTTTTCCATGATGTAATATGGTAATAGATAATAAAAGTAAAATATATAAAGGCTTTGTCGGAATAGAAAGGGTGTCGTAATAGTGAATTGGGATTTTTTGAGGTTTATTATTATTCCAATAATTGTGGTCATATTAACTGCAGCCTTAAGTCATATCCTAACAACTAAGGCTGAGACGAAAAGAAGAATTTTTGACAAAAAATATGATTTGTATTTGGAGTTCGTTCAGATAATATCTTCATCTGTAAGAGCGCAAGCTTCTGATAAGATGGCCCTGGCCAGTGATTTACTTGCAATAAAAATGAAAGTAACTTTAATTTGTAACAAAGAAATTATTGATTTGTTTCTAAACATTGGTGAATTGGATCTAAGTGATACTAAAAAGTTGCGATTATTTTATGATGTTATGTTACTAATGAGAAAAGAACTTGGTTTAAGCAATGATTCACTTGATATACAACAGCTTGATAGATTATTAAACAATAAAGCAAAAAACTCTTTATGAAAGTTTTTGGTGCAAAAAAAGCGTACCTTTGAAGGGCGCTTTTTATATGGAGGTATTTTATGCAAAAATCATTAAAGCCTTGCAATGAACCCGGTTGTCCTAACCTAACAAGAGAGAGCTACTGTGAACAGCACAAGCGAACCAAGCTGGGCTATGATCAGCACCGGGAGTCCGCTGCAAAGCGTGGATATAACAGCAAATGGAGGCAGGCGCGCTTGGCTACCTGTCAAAGCATCCTTTCTGTGTATCTTGCATGATGGAAGGCAGACGAGTACCGGCAACAGTAGTCGATCATATCAAACCGCATAAAGGAGACATGAAATTCTTTTGGGACTCAAGCAACTGGCAACCCTTATGCGCGCCGTGCCATAGCAGAAAGACAGCGAAGGAGGATGGAGGATTTGGGAACAGAACATCAAACGTGCATGTGTGATGAATGTGGAACAATGCTCTTAGTTAAAGGATGCTCGAAGGTCAGGAAGCATGACGACGGAATCCGTGAACATTATATCAAGTGTCCGCGGTGTCGAACTGAGTATACATCCTATTACACGAATGCTGACTTAAGACATATGCAACAGAAGGTAAAGAAACTGTTTGCTCTTCGTGCAACGATGAAGAAGGAAACAGCATTCGATCTGTATACAAAGAAATTAAAAGAAGCACAAAAGAAATTAGAAGCCGCAATGCTGCAGCTGAAAGAGAAAATGAGCACCCCCCACCCTAAAATCTCTGAGGGATGAACGCCGGAGACCGCGCTCCCCTCCCCATTTTGAAAAATTCCCTAAATGAAAATTCGGAAGGAGGTGAGGGAATGGCTAGACCACGGCAACCTGTTGACTTGCTACTTGTGAAAGGGAAGAAACACCTGACACAGCAAGAGATTGAGGAGCGTCGATCACAGGAAATAAAGGCACCAAACGACAAAGTAAAAGCTCCGTCATATTTACCAAAAGACTTAAAAAGAGAGTTTAAAAAGATAGCGGACGAGCTGAAAAACATCGGGATTATGACGAATTTAGATGTTGATGCGCTTGCCCGTTTTTTGTTTGCCCGGAAATTATATTTGCAAGTAACTGAGCAATTACTTGAACGGGGTCCGATGAAAACAGTGATCGTTAGAAAATTTGACGATGAAGGGAATGTAATAGGAAAAGAAGAAAAACTTGTTCCCAATGATGACTATTCTGAACTATTGATAAACCAAGACAAGTTGTTTAAACAATGCCGGCAAGCTTCAAGTGATTTAGGGCTGACCATTTCCTCTCGCTGTAAACTCGTTATCCCGAAAAAAGATGATGGGAAACCGAAGCCAAAAGAGGAAGAACGGTTCGGGGTCCGCATGTAATGCAAGAAATTACTGCCGAAATTCTCATAGAACGGGTATGGTCATACGCTGAGAAAATCCGTTCCAGTGAAATCAAGGCAAGCAAAAAACACAGATGGGCAGTTGAACGCTTTTTTCGAGATGTTGAACGCCTCGCAGATGATGACTGCCCTTATTATTTTGATGCTGAGGCTGTTGTCGATTTTTATGAATGGGCGCGGCAATTCAGACACGTCGAGGGGATTCTTGCCGGACAGCCGATTGAGCTTACAGACTTTCAGCTTTTTATAGCGGCTAATATCTACGGTTTTTATAAAAAAGAAAACGGTGCTCGGCGATTTCGAAAAGTTTATATCCAGTTGGCCCGGAAAAATGCGAAATCACAGTTTCTTGCTTTAGTGGCGTCATACGAGATTTTTCCAACGCAAGAAAAACACCGGGTATTTATCGCTGGCTGGTCCAGAGAACAATCCGATGAGGTTTATCAAGCCATACTCGAACAGCTGCATCATGCGCCCATACTGAAAGGGAAATACTCCTCAGCCAATGGGCGAGTGAAAAAATACAAGACAAACTCCATCATTCAGCCTTTATCTCGAGAAGCCCGGAAGTTAGGGGACGGGAAAAACCCATCTATTGGGATAGTGGACGAATATCATGCTCATGAAACAAGTGAAATTTATGATGTTCTTGATAGTGGTATGGTCGCCCGCCGCAGCCCGTTAATGGCTGTTATTACGACAGCCGGATTTCATATGGAAAGGCCGTGTTTCAGGGAATATCAATATACAAGTAAAATACTTGATCCGGACATTGACACGGAGAATGATGATTATTTTGTTATGATCTGTGAGCTTGATCCAGAGGACGATATAAAAGACGAATCAAATTGGATTAAAGCTAATCCGATTGTTGCAACGTACCCAGAGGGCATGGAGTCATTGCGAGCTGCCCTTAAAGTAGCGCTTGAAGTTCCGGAAAAAATGAGAAGCTTCTTGACTAAAAATATGAATCGGTGGGTTGATCAGAAGGATAATGGATATATGAACATGACAAAATGGCGGGCATGCAGCGGTGAAATTCCTGATTTACAGGGCATGTCAGTTTATCTGGGGCTTGATCTGTCCATGACTACAGACTTAACATCCGTTGGATATGTGGCTGTTCAGGAGGGGTTGTACTACGTTGGTCAACATTCCTTTATGCCTGAGGCACGAGCCAAGGAAAAAATGGCAACAGATGGATCATAGAATTTATTCATAAACATTGTTTTCGACCGCAAGAGATCGTATACGATAAATGGAACGCTCTTCATTTAGCCCAACGTCTTGAATCAAAAGGGCTGACGACAGTCGAAATGCCGCAAAGAATAATCATCTTTCATTACCTTCAATGCTCTTTTGCTTTTTCATTAGATTATGGGACTCAGACGCGGACGAGTGCGTCATATGCGCTGCCTTCTGGCATCTATAAGGTGAAAAGTCCAATGATGAAAGGTGCGTCAGTCACACAGATTCAAAAAGCACTATCGGATCTTTATTTCTACCCGGCAAAGGAGCGAAGGATAACGGCATTGATGGTGTATATGGTCCTAAAACTAAAGCGAAGCTCGAATCCCTTCTTAAATAAAAAAGCCCTTCCCGATTGGGAGGGCTTTTTCTCTTATTTAATAGAAACGTGATGTGTGTACCAGTTTCCCGTTGCAGTAAATCGTAATTCCATATGGCCGTGGCGGTTACCACCATACTTTACAAACGTGTAATCAGAATTGGCGATTGCATCTTTGGCCGTTTTGTCAATGTTTGCAATTTTTTTGGAAGTGATTTTACCATTCCAGCCAGCAAAACCTGAAGCAGAAGCACTTGGCGGACTTTCCCACTTTGTTATTTTCTTTCCATATTCGTATGAATAGTTGTCACTTACTCGAATATCATATAATTTTATCCCTGTAAACTTTACAGCGTAATAGCCACTTGCAGTTTTATTTTGGGTGGCCTGTGTTTTTATCTTTTCCATTCCCATATCCGTACTGACGCCCATTTCCACAGTGAAACCATTACCGAGATCAATTTCTTGATATGGATGATCTTTGCTGACATGCATACTGTTTAAAGCCTTATTCACTTCTTTAACAGTTGGGATTTTCTCAGATGAAAGGGTTCTCAAGTTTTTTTGTTTTGTTACCTCGTGAATGGTCGCCTTATCAATAATCAGTTCAGAATTCTTGTCCACTTTTTCGGCAGCATTTGCACTTTGAAGACTAAACAGAGATGAAAAACTCAAAGCTAGGGCAAAAACCACACCCACAAGTAACTTTTTCATTTTATCCCACCTTAATGTTTTCGTCCCCATCTTATCTTAATGTATAATATTGGTAAATGAGATGAAAGTAACAAATGGTGCTATTGATTAAAGTATTAGGCTTTGAAGGAGCGGGAAGATTGAAAAGTAAATGAATGGTTTTACCCATTTAAACAACCTTATATCACGTGTATATTGGATTGTAGGGGAGGGATATCATGGTCAAGATCATATTGGCATTTGTTTATCTATTTGGCTTCGTTGTGTTGAGCAATTGGGCTTTCGACGGAATATTTTCCGAGAGCTATTTCTCGCCAATCGGTTTCCTTTGGTCTATTTTATTTACATTTTTCACAGGGGTTTATACCGGCTTGCCTTTAATCTACAAAAAGTTTACTCAATCAAGCCGTTTGACTTTGAAAAGTAAAAAGCCGATTTATTTCACTATCGGTACAGCCGTTATTCTCTTTGGGCTTTATTTTCTCAAAAACGAAATCGCCCCCTATTTTATGCTATGTGGCTATTTTTTAACTCTGGCATCAGGTATAGCCCTGACCATCTTATTACAGCCCAAAACCAACAACTGTAAAACAGTATAACCAACAAGAACTAATGAAAGCCCGTCTCATAAGGCGGGCTTTATATAATCAATATTTGCTTTTTATCTCCATCTCCAATTTATTTCGTTGTCATCCTCGTAAATACCCGGCAATGAAATTCCTATTCTTTTTTGCTTGTCATCAACAATAAACCAATTATCATCGTCTATTAATTCATCGTCAAACTTTTCAATTGCAGAGGGATCATCTTCGTCCAC